AAAGAGTATGCTGAAATAAAACAAGATTTAAAAGAAATAAAACAAGATTTAAAAAACAAATGAACTTAATTGATAAATTAAAAGCGAAAACGCCACGAAGTAATAAACGCAACGGGCATATTTTAGGTAGTATAGGTACGATTTGCGCCACTATATTAGCGACTGGCTTAGTTGTTAATCCAATTGCGATTATTATACTGTCAGTAGGTAGTGCCTTATTATTACCAGCTATTAATCAACACTCAAAAACATTACGATAATGGAAACAGGAATCGAAGGAATTGCATTAATTAAAAAGTTTGAAGGGTGCAAACTAAGGGCGTACAAATGTCCTGCAGGAGTGATGACAATCGGATACGGTAATACTTTCTATGAGGATGGCAAAAAAGTACTTGCAACGGATCGTATAACACAAGCAAGAGCAGAAGAGTTGCTACTTTCTTTATTGCCTCGTTATGAAACAACGGTAAAGCGAGCGATTAGAATAGAATTAACACAGAATCAATTTGATGCATTGGTATCTTTTTGTTGGAATTGTGGAAGCTCAAGAACATTGTTTTCAAAGGTAAATTCAAAAGCGATTGACACAAATGTATGGTGGGAAACTCACTACATTACAGGTGGCGGAAAACCTTTAAGAGGTTTAGTTTTGAGAAGAAAAGCAGAAAGTATTTTGTTTAGCAAAAAATGATTATATTTGTAGTGTATTCATAACACATTATTAATTTTTTTTGTTTTAGGTTTGGAGCGGTTAATTAATTTTAACCGCTTTTTTTATGCCTAATAATCAACTACTTAGAAAATAAATGAAAAATAAAATAACATTTGTTTGTTTATTCAATAAAAGAGCCTTATATTTGTAGTAACGAAAGAAACAAACAAAAAAATAGAAATAATATGAAAACAATCCAAAGATGGTGGACAACAAAATCCACCGCAGAAACCAAAGGAGGATCATTTAACCTCGCTCTTTATTTACAATACTTAAACGCTATAACAAAATGAGATTAATCCTAATAATGACATTAATAATGTTCGCTTTCTATTTCGTGATTTTGGTTTTAAATCAAATATCTGAAATGAAAAAATCAAACCAGTGCAGAAAACGATTTAAAAAAATGATGAATGAAAAATAAAATTTATAAAGTTCGAATTGAAAACGCAGATGGTAGCGTAACGATTGAAATGACAAAAGACAAAGACGAGTACAAAAAATTATTATTAAAACAAAAAAAATGAAAGAGATTTACACAGCATTATTAGAAGCAAAAAAAGAAATTGGTAAAGCGACAAAAAACGCAACCAATCCACATTTCAAAAACAAGTACGTTGACATTAACGCACTTATTGAAACAGTTGAGCCTGTTTTGTTATCCAAAGGTTTACTGTTATTACAACCTATCGAGAATGGAAGGCAATACACTAGAATAATTCACGCCGAAAGTAGTCAAATGATTGAATCATTTATTGAACTACCAACAATCGGCACACCGCAAGGAATAGGTAGTGCAATTACTTACTATCGTAGGTACACTTTACAAAGCATTTTATCAATGCAAGCGCAAGACGATGACGGACAGCTGGCAAGCGTTCCACAACCAAAAGTAAAACCTATTGTTAACGATGCACAATTTGAGAAAGCAGTTGTAAAATACGAAACGGATAAAGATTACTTTACAAAATTGGGTGAAGCGATGACATTCACGCCACAACAACAATTAGAAATAAACGAAATATTAGCATTATGAACGAATTACAACAATTTAGAGAGCAAACAGTTAGCGAAGTAACAAATATTATTAATTCTATTATAGTTGGTGTTGATTTAGGAAATGTTAACCCATTAGAAGCGTTTGCGGTATTCAAAACAATGGAGAAGATATTTGAGAAAGCAAAGAAAACAGTTGATGAACTTGCAATAATTGAAGCTGAAAAATATGGTAAATCAACTTTCACTTTGAACGGGCAAAATTATGAAGTTCGGCAAGGAGCAAAACGAGTAGACTATTCAAATATCGAAGAATGGCAAATTGCTAAGGACAATCTGAAAGAAATTGAAGAAAAATACAAAGGAGTTCTAAAACTTACAGAACTAAAACAAAGCGTTTTGGATGAGAGCACAGGAGAGATATTGAAATGTCCAACTGTTACTTTCAACAAATCTTCATTGATTGTTAAATGATTAATATAATACTTTTCCTGTTGATGTTTACAAGATGTCAGCAGGAAGATTTAACCATCATAGACGGCACTTATCACACGAATAAAGGGACAAAAAGTATTTATTTAATTAATAATTTAGAAGATGAGAGTAAAGACAAATGTAGACATAGATGTCTTAACATCAGGTAAAGAGTACGAAGTGTTGGAAGAAAACGAAAACACTTACATAGTAATTGATGATGAAGGTGATGAAAATCGCTTATTAAAAACTATTTTCGACATAGTAGAAGAAACACCTTCGCACTATGATAACTCAAACGGATCACTTTATTTATTTGCAGAACAACAAAAATTGAACTCCTGGGAATTTGACATAATCAAAAGAATAGTTAGAAGTCGTAAAAAAGGAAACTTCATTGAAGATTTACAAAAAACAAAAGTAGTAATTGATTTATATTTAAAGGAGTATGACAAGAACGGAAATAACAAATAATTCAAATGAATTTAGGTCTGAAATTAATCACCTGTTTGATTCAGTTGAGTTTAATAAATTGGTTAACACGTATTTAGGTAGGCACGTTTATAGGAAGTTTAAAATGGGCAGACCAATACAAACAAGAAATTTAAATCATTTAAAACTTATTTACGATGGATTTCGAGCAGTACCTAAAGACTAAAAAATGCAACAACAAAGCACGTTTATTACACCAATTTAGAAAACAAAGTAAAAGTATATTTATACTTCTTTACAAGAGTAAATGCAGAAAAAACAGAATTTTAAAACTAATTAATGGAGCGGATTTAAACCCGTTCTATAAAAACAATGAAGATGAATAAAGACGCAATAAAATTAAAACGAAAGTTAGAACAACAAAAATACATTAATGAGTATCATAGAGACGAACAACACTACCTGGAACAAACTACGTTGCTTGTTTGTCTTCAAATACCGTTTTTAGAGATAGTTGAAGAGCAATTAAAGATAAACGCTAATAGCAAACTGAAAGCATTGCAGAGAGCGTTAAAAGACTGGGTTAACGTGCCTATCTATTCGGGTGCAGATGTTGACGTTGTTCAACAATATACAGATGCTTCAAACATTGGATTTGAATGTGTTGAATTAATTTTAGAAAAAATAAAATAACATTTGGTTGTTTATCTAAAAAGAATAGTTAACTTTACAGAAAAATATAAAATTATGGATACAACAGTAAAATACGAAGGGATTAATTTTGATTTAGTAATTGAACACGAGGAGCCAGAGCCTGAGACAGGTTATAGAGGTTGTTTCAATGCTACAAGCATAAAGATAGAAGGTAATGAGTTAATAGACCTACTAAAAGAATCAGTTGTTGAGAATCTGGAAAGACTGGCTTGGAATGATTAAATGTAAAATTTGTCGTAGAAAGAAGGAGTCAACTTCTTTCTACGTTAGGTCTTATTTAGGGAAACCATGCACGGATAAAATGTGCAAGCGTTGCAGAAATGAATTTGAACGAGTGTTAAGGGTTAAGAACGTGAAATTTAATGAAACAATAGTTGTAAATTTGTTTCCGTGGGAGCTTAAAGAAGATCGAAATACTTCCATGTTTCAATTGGAAAATTTAATGAAAAGTTATGTGTATCAAAATGTTATTAGTGAGTTTAGTCATATTGAACTGCGGTCATTCAATATCAATCCACGAGAGCAATATCGCAAACTTGAAAAAATCGCAAATTAAACATGAGCAAAAAAACGCAAAAAGAACACGAAAAGCGAGACTTGTTAATAATAACTTTAAGGTTAAATTTCACACGAGAAACAGGCGTAGTCTAATTAGATAAAAAATTAAAATTATGAAAAAAGAAGAACTATTAAATTTAGGATTTATAGATACGAGTTATGCAGATGTGGAGCAATTTACTTTAGAAATAAATGAGTTTACACAAATTGAAACTTATAGAAATTACGTTGATATTTGTTTTTTTGGTGATTGGATTAACGTACCAAACTGCAAAACAATATACGATATGAAAAACTTAATAAAACTATTCTCATGAAAGAAATTTACAATGAATTTGGAACGGTGGGAGCGCCGTCAATTTACGAAATAACAAAACTGATTTATGACAATAAAGAAAAAAACTTGCGGAAATTGTAATAATGAATATCCAAAAACTACAGAGTATTTTTTTATTAGAAAAATAAAACAAAAATTATCTACTGGTGAAATTGCAGTTTATAATAGTTTTAGAAGT